CGTATGTCGTGCGTCCTTTTCGCCAGGTCACGGCATCCATTGATGCTCTCCGGCTACTTCTTTTCCACGCATACTATATTCTGTGCGTCAATATGTCAAAGAACTCTTCTCTAGCTTTCAGTTTCATCACTTGTAGTGATAATCTGATTCTAAAAGAATTGCGGTTTCAGCAGGATTCGAACCTACGACCTATCGGTTAACAGCCGACCGCTCTAACCATCTGAGCTATGAAACCATATTGGGCGAGCATATAAAAGAAATAGTTAAAAACTCGCCCATCCACCACACTTGGTGATATTAAACAACAGAACTCTAATATATACGATGGCTTTCAAGCAGATTATCTATATCGCTTGCGAGGAAGAATGCAGAATGACCTATCATGCAGTGTGGTAGCTTTCCGCTCTTTCTCAATTCAACGATGAATGACTTTCCCATACCTATGTATGATGCAGCTTCATCAGTTGATAGCCATTTCTTAGCAATCTTTTCGACCACTACTTTCTTCTTCGGTGTTGCCATTTTATTATTCTCCTATTACTTTTCAAGCATCCTTTGCAGAAATGCTTTTTCGTTTTCTAGGCATTGTACTCGTTCTTCAAGTCTTGCCTTTTCGATTCGTAATTGTGTTGCGTCATCTATCTGACCTATCATTACAGGTGCATCACCTTTTCCGTAAGCGAGCCATTGTAAATCAACCTTTAGGTTAGAGCAAATAGCCATCATAGCTGCCTTGGTAAAATTCTGCTTACCTCTTAGCATCTTTGATAGGTTAGAGCAATCGAGACCAACATCAACCGAAAACGACCTTGTGGACTTGTAGTTGCCCAACTCTATAACCTTTGCAACCCTCTGACGAACCTCTTCCTGATTATATTCTATCTTCATTATTTTCTTAAAATAACTATATTTAACCAAAAAAGTTTGGTGGAATGAAGTTAAATAACTATCTTTGCAGTGGATAAATAGCTTAGACGGTGTTTTAAACTCCGTCCCACCTTTTTCGTCTATCAGTGTTGTAACTGATTAACGATTGCAAAGGTACGGAAATAACCTCAAATAACCAAACTTTTCGAAGAGAAAGTTTTGTTATTCTTGGTTATTTAACCTTTGTTCACGAAAGGTGGCGCATAATGTGTAATTTCTAAACAGATTTTAAGAATTATGAATGATATTGCGAAGAACTTAAAGTTTTGCTTCGACATAAGTAAATTCAAGTCGATGTCTCAGTTTTGCAAGGTAATAGGTATAGACCAAGCTAATCTCAGCAAGAAGATGAGCGAAAGCAATACCAAGTATTCTTTCAACAAGAATGATATTCAAAAGATTTGCTACAATCTAGGTCTGAGAAAAGAATGGCTAGTAAATTCTGATGGCGATATGTTTGATGATAAAGCTGCCGTTAGTCCAAGTGACTGGGTTTTTGGTAAAGATAGAACACCTAATATAAATATGGTGAACGAAGAAAACGCCCACCACAACAAACAGATAATTGGAGACTTCTCAGAGAGCGAAATCAATCTGTTGCGTGAGCAGGTGGCAGACCTGCGCAAGCAAGTAGAGAGCAAGGATGCTCAAATCAAGCAGCTAATGGATTTGCTTGCAAAGAAGTAGGAATGCAAGTAATATGCAAGTAAGGTATAATTTTAACACAATATGAAAACAAAGAAACTATCAGTAAACACTATATGTGTGAGGGGTGGATATACCCCAAAAAATGGCGAACCTATTGAGCTTCACTTAACGCGATAAGTATTCACACTGAGTATCAATACTTTACGAGATTTAACGAGTAAAATATAAAGTAAAAAATGCCCGAAAAACCCCGTAAATAAGATAAAAACTGATAGACTTTGCAAGTAATATGCAAGTTAATAGGAGATAGAATTATGAAGGTTTACGTTGAAGACAAGACATATAAGGTGTATTTCTCCATCACTCATAAGTGTAAGAGATTCTATATATACACAGGATTGCAATCGACAGAGAAGTTTGATGGTATGGTATTTCCTCGTTCAGACAAGTCTGCAAAGGCAAAGACTAAGCGACTGGCAGAGCTATATTCAAACGTGGAAGACTATATACTGCTGCACAAGGGTGAGGACGTTCCGATGCTAAAAAGCCATCTGAAAGAGATTATAAAGGGTGGCAAGGTAGCAGAGAAGAATTTCCTCGATTATATGCAGATGTGTGCGGATTCTAAGAATTTGAAAGCTGGCACGAAGAGAGTGTATGATGTGACTATCATCAGAATCAGAAACTACGATGCTAAGTGTACATTTGAAACCATCACCAAAGACTGGCTCGATAAGTTTGTGAAGCATGAATATGAAAGAGGACGGATGCCTAACGGAGTTCATATTGATTTGAGAAATATCAAGGCAACATTCAATTGGGCAATTGATAATGAGATAACAACCCTATTCCCATTCCGTAAGTACGTACTTCCACATGAGGAAACAAGAAAGCGTTGTTTATCTCTAGAACAGATGAGACAGTTGCGTGATGCAGAGTTCCACACTAACCCTCAACGTGAATCAAGGGATTTGTTCATGCTAGGTTTCTATTTGATTGGTATCAATATATCAGACCTTCTCGATTTGAAGCCAACAGACCTTCGTGGTGGCAGAATATGCTACAAGCGCAACAAGACGGGACGATTGTATGATATAAAGGTAGAACCAGAGGCGTTGGAGATTATCAAGCGATACAAAGGAAAGAAATACCTTTTAAAGTATAAGGACAGCAGTAAGTTCAACCTCAAACACTTTGAGAGCAATTTGAATTTCAGACTTAAAAGGTTAGGTAAATTCAGAGAATATAGTAAAGAACCGATGTTCCCTTATCTTTCCACCTACTATAATCGCCATACGTGGGCAACGCTAGCAAGCGAGATTGATATACCGATGGAAGTTATAGGCAGGGCATTAGGTCATGCGATGTGGGATAATGCTGTAACATCAACCTATATCAAGTATGATACAAAGAAGATTGATGAAGCCAACAGAAAGGTTATTGATTACCTTAACAAAGATTTATAAGATACAGGTTTATAATTATTACAATTAAAAGAGCAAATAAAAAGGGAGGCTACGAACCTCCCTTTCTTGCTATTTATCCGATAGAATAGTTTCTATCTTCTTACGATAATTAACAGAGCCGTAAATGAATGCGTGCATAAACAGAATACTATCGCTCATTGGTACGCTGATAGGCTCGTTAATGAAGTCCTTTGTGACTTCCGAGTTATTCACCAATGCGGCAACAAGACGTTTCTTTTCGTAATTGAAACCTTGTGTAAATCCTGCGGCGAATGGTGTAAGCGAGTGAAAGAATGGTGTTTGTTCTTCACTCAGATTTTGCAGTCTCTGTTTCAGAGTCAGTTCCTTTGTCTTTTCCATCATTATTTTTCTTTTCAATTTCTTTCTTCATTTTATGCAAGCGTTCAACTTCTTGCTCGTAGAGGTTATCAATCGCATCAGAATACTTTAGGTATTGTGTAAGACTCTTCTTGCGCTGCATAAACTCAGCCTTATTCTTGTACTTCATACCTTGTAATGCGGTCAGTCTGTGACGCTGCATTTCAAGTTGCAGCTCATCGCAAAACCACACCATATTCTGCACAGCTTTTTTCTCCTTACTCTGTATTTCCTTTGAGAGGTTAACAAGAGCTTTGTATCTTCTGTTCTCCACGCTTATTATCAGTTTGAATATTACCCAACTGAATACGAATGCAATCCAAACAAATGCAACACCAAAATTGCCAATACAAGCGTAGAATATTGCAAACGTAACACCCAATAACATTTCGGCATAGTAAATATCAAACCAGCCAAATCGTTTCTTAATCATTTTCTTCATGTCTTTTGTTTGATAAATTATTGTTGAGACGAATATAGAAATCCTCATCACTTTCTCCATTCTGCTTAAAGCTAAGATTGTTCTCTTCGATAAAGTCGAGGATAATCCAAATGCTCTTTTTGCCGAGGTTTCTAATCTTATCCAAATCAGACTTACCATGGAATTTGCGGAGTAAATCGCCTACGGTATATACGCTGCACCATCTGAACATATTCAGAATACGAACAGGAAAGCCACAGTCGTTTACATCTTTACCAAGTATTAATGGTGGAAGTATTGTTCCACCGATAGGAGTATCGCCTTTTGCACGTCTGTATTCATCATAACTAGCTTGTGTTGCTTTTAGTTTCTTCTTTAAACCATCAATCACGATTCTCAAATCTTGATTTGTAGCAATCTCGGCAATGGCGGCATCCTCGTTGTACGTCAGCTTATTGCACGTCTTCTCTACAATCTGTCTGATTCTAGTTGCTGATACGCCATACTTGAGTGACAACTCATCATACGTCATCCCATTAATAATGTCCTTTAGCAACTTAGATTCACGATAGCTGAGTTTTGGAGTAATGCCAAGATACGATATAGCGTTTATTACGCCAAAAAGCATACCAACAGCGTTGGCAGCCAGTTTTCCGTTTGCGGTTGCTCTGTTTCTCAACTCAGTAAGTTCAACGTTTATTGCACGCTTGTGCGCTTCAACCTCTTTGAGCTTATCATCTATCATCTTTTCGTTGGCAGCAAGCATCTTGTACTTCTCGGCGTATTTCTCAACGTCTTCACTATTTACGTACAAGATACCATGCTCGCCTACACAACTGCCAATGAGACCTTGCTCGATATAGTTGCTGATTGTCTGTCTAGATAAACCAAGTATCTCGGCAGCTTTATTTCGTGTGATTCTAGCCATATTACCAACTCTTTTATTATTTCAGATTTGAATCTGCCAATCTCAGCTCTAACTGCTGTATAATGTTGTCGATTGTCTTTCCCTTATAGTCAATGGCAATCTCCTTCAATGTTGCAATCTGAGCCATAATATTAATTTTATCCCCTGCTGTCATCATAATCAATATTGTTTAATTAAGATGCGGTGCTTGCAAAGTTGTAGTGAACAACATAAACATAACCGCCATACATCTTTCCGTAAGTAACCTCTATGAAGTCAAAGATAATATCTCCACAATCCTTGTATGGAATCAAAGTTTCAGTAGGGAACGCTTTGTATTTCGTATAGTGGCGGCTTACTTCTTGCGAAAGCAACTGCTTGAAAATATCCACTTCGCCATACTTTGTGAATACACCTTTGAACTCGTTTTCGTTGTCTATAGCAACAACTACTCCAAGTTCTTTTCTGATACATACACTCTCATATTCGTTGCGAGTGCCGTTAAATATCTTTTGTGTAGTAAGAATACCTTTTATCTCTTCCATATAATTACTTCATTAAAACATCAAATACCCCTGCATCAAGAAGCAGAAGTGAAAAACCAGTCCAATATATTAGACGAAACCAAAAACTAGAAATACGACAACCGAACAAGTCAATGGCAATCAATATCAAAATAAGAACTGCATCTTCTAACATATATCAATTTCTTAAAATGTGAACACTAACAGCCTTGTTTGCATTAGGCTGCGACTCATTAAAACTCTTGATAAAGTTACGTTCCATTTCTTCAGGAAACATAGCTTTTTTCGGTTTCGGCATTGATAAAGTACCGACTACTTTATCCCCCCCCGTGAACGTAATTACGCACTTACGAGTGATTCTTTCTTCTCCAAACATATTCTCTAAATATAAACTTTTAATACTTAAAAATCAGCCTTCGTACTTACCATGAACTCTTGCGTGACAATTACGGCAAAGTACTTTAACATCGTTGCAAGTGTATTCCCAAGGGAGTAAACCATTCTTGTAACCTACGTGATGCACCTGCAATCGCTCTGTAGAACCGCAAACCTCACATTTGTGACCTCGAACCGCAAATACAAATTGTCGGAATGCAAGCCATCTTGGGTCTTGCAGAAACTCGTCATAATTCATTTTTACAGCTTTTGTTCTAGCAGCAGCTACCCTTCTTTGGTATTTCTGCTTACTTTCACGCTTTCTTTGCTTTGGGATGCCAAGAAGAACTGCCTGGTCGTTCTTTCGTCTCTGACTCACGACACTATTTCTAGCGTCAACTAATGATGTCCATGACTTAGTACGAACACCTTTTGCTGTAGTCCAATCTCTAGCATCGAACTCATTATAGAGAGCGAAAGGGTCAATATCATATCCTTTTCTCTCTATGTAGCTACAAAACTCCTCCAATGATGGAGTATCTCTAACAATATCATTTTTCATAATCTCTACTCTATTATGTTGTTATTCTTTTTTAAAATGGTTCAGTCGCATTCATGCGAAATCTCCATTCTGCCACTACTATTATTATGTGCGATTTTTTACCCACTTAATTTTGTGCTCAACTTTGTGTTGGTTAGTTCCGCTTTTTGCCTTAGATATTTGTTTTTTCAGAACTTTGTATTTATTGGCACAACGTAACTGACCTTTCCTGTATTTTGCAGAAATAATAATGAGTGTTCCATCTGCGGTACGAAAACTTTGATTGTTGGTGCATACGCACGCATCAATGTTTGTTTCGGTGCATTGGATTATCTTTTGCACTACTCCAGACTTAACGAGTGATTTTATAGCACTTTTAGCTTGATACATAGTTCCATTAATATCTTGCATCATTCTGCTGTTAGAGTAACTTCCAGTGTACTTATTATCGAATGGTTTCTTCAACATACGAGCTTCCGTCTTACGAGCATTTCGTACACTTTTAATAGAGTGCCCATTAACGGCTCTACCATGCGTATTGATGACTTCTTCGATAGTGTTTATCTTATTACAGATAACAGCTTTGCGTACAAGATTTTTAAGGACTGGCAAACTAAGATGCTTTATTTCTCCTCGTCTTGTCTTGTAACTATAATATTCGCTACTATGAATTTTGTTCGCTATGATTCTCTTCACACCGAACTTATTAGTATCTATTCTGCAATAACCAAACTTTATTGCCAAATTCAGATATTGCGTAAATGTTGGCTTATTGAAACCAAGAGCCTTCGCTGCTTGATTCTTTGAGTTATAGTGAAGGTCTGATGCACGGAAAAGGAACTTAATCTTTAATGCAAAACAGAATGCCACCAAGCGGTCTTTATCGCTCAGTGCAATCTTAGCTTGCTCTATTCCTAATCTAATATTGTGCATACCTCTGATATTTAAATTAGAAACTCCAATGGGTCAGAGGTAGAGGTTAGCCCATCGGAGTTTACTGTTTGGCATAAATGTGTGCTCAATCGGTTGCCAGCCGAATGGCAATATCTTTCCTTTCAACATATTACTCAGCCTCTACACCTTTCATTTGCGACACAAAGGTAAGCATTTTATTTCAGACTGAGTGTACTTATTTTTCCGTTAAAATTATTAGTATGGGATAATGAGAGATACGGGTATTTTAGGGAAAATATTATGTTTGTTTAACACACAAAAATGCCCCACACCACCAAAAAATGATGATGCAGGGCGATATGATAGGTATAAAAGAAATGCAATAGTAAAGCCCCACCATTGAGCACCAACGGCAGGGCTGAGATAGACATATGAGTTCCAAAGAATAATTGCTTTGCAAAGATAAGTAAAATATCTGAGAACTCAAAGAGATAGTGAAAATTTCTTCTGTAAGCGGTTAAAATAGTCTATTGGTATGATTTATCGGTTCGATAGTTTAAACGTCTTGTATGCTACATAAAACAAATCCTCGCCTACCACAATAGGTAAGCGAGGAACTATATATGCACGATTACTTAGTCCTTAATAGCCTCATTGACCTCGTAATCCATAATCTTTGCCAAAGTGTTGCTGATTAACGTGCTCATTACGTTGTACTGGCTGGTAAACTTATCGTCTATTCTGTCATTCACAAGCACACCATACTCTTCCTTGGCTCTATCGACCTCGCTCATAAAGTCCACGTACACCTCACGTAACTTGATGAGGGTCTTAGCCAACTTTGGCTGCTCCACGTTCTGCAACAATGTTGCATTGATATTCTGTCCGTTCATATTCTAATCTCCTATTAATTTAAATTGAGTGATGTCTGGCTGTTCAAGCCAACAATGGTGAGCAATTCCATAAATGTAGCATCATACCAACGTATCTGTGTCTGCTGCTGAAATTTAGGGTCTTGCTGATTCTGTCCGTACTTATCAAAGGCTGGAGTGATAACATACCAGCTATGCACCTTTCCTCGTTTTCCTGGGCGAGTGGCGTGCTTCACTACTCCTTTGAGTTCAAGCATACGATTGAATGCTTGTGCTGAGATACCAACGTTGTGCGACTTCAATAAATCGGTGGCAGCGTGCGTAATCGGCTTTTCCGTTCCTGCGTTTACAGACTGAGGAAGAGCATCATCCAAGCCTACCATCTTACCAATCTTCTGAGCGATGCCCAATTTGCTTGCGTCATTCAGGTTGAGGAACTTTGCGCTCCAATCGGCAAATGCTAACTTAGCTTGTATCTGTTCCTGCAAAGATGGCTGCTGCTGAACTTGAGCAACTGCGTGATGGAACACTCTACGATAAACCTCGAACACTGGGCGAACCTTGCGAGCAACAAAATACTCCAAACATGCCGAAGTGATGTAGTAATCAACTTTGTTGTTACCACCCCAATCTTGCTCCGCATTTTGGGGGAGCGAGCTATTTTCGCTCTTTTGGATAGCAATGTAATCAACGTTCTCCATAAAGTTAGCTTTTAATGCTCTAACCGCATTATCTTTACGAGAATAAGCTAACTGCCAAACATCATCAAGATTTACGGAAAATACCTTGTCTTGTTGGTCTAATGCCAACACACCACGGAAGTAGCGTTCAATATCCGATGGAACACTATCCTTCGTTAAAATTAAATTTTCGTTCATTTCGATATATTTTTGAACGTTAAACAAATGTTGGGTTGATACACAAAAAGGGTGTACCGCTACCCTTTGTTCAATGCCTATATCGGAAAGCACGCACACACCATTACGATATGTGCAAGGGGCGATACACCTATATCTTTGATATGGATATATCAGTCTCGTAAGATTAAGAGCATAAAAAATGCTCCACCGAATTGACGGAAGAGCTTCCTATTTCTCTCCCGATATATTTATTGAACGCTGCAAAGATACGAAAAATATTCCTATCTGCGTGTCTTAGAAGCAACCTTTAACCAAACTTTAACATTTGGCAGTTATTAATTTATTCGATTAATTTGTTTTTCACACCATATTCCACAAAATAGGCTGACCCAAATAAATGAGCCAGCCAACTTTTTACTTGCCCTTGAAGAGGCAATAAGCCCCATAAAACATGAGCAAAATCATAAGTTTTAAAAACATGATGTTATATATGTTGGTGAATAATTACCAATCATTATTTGTGTCTTTGGTATTACCTAATCCTAATAATGTTTTGTATATACTATTTATCCTCTGTTCTGCATAATGCTTCCAGATAACACGATTTCCTTTTAATCTACCTTTCTTATCAAAGAAATCAGATAATATATTCTCTGCGGTTTTTGTACGATTGATTGTTTCCGATTGCCCTGTTTGCATTCCGAATGAAGGCGCATTTATTTTAACTCGTCCGTCTTTTATTTCAATTAAAAGGTTATATGTTCCTTCATAAAAGAACTTAATACCAAGGTATGACTTTTGGTAAAGAATATCGTCTGCAAAAGCATGAATGGCTACCGATGAGTTATCCACGGTACTCATTATACTTTGTGGCGAGTTATATACCTTTGATACATTAGAGCAAATCAAAGTATATATATCCTTTGCGGATTTTCCATCGAACTGATAAATAATATAGTCTTTGCCATCAGCAGCACGATAGTGACCATCGGCAGATATTGTAAAACCATTAAATTCTGCTTGTGCATTTGCTTGCACGACAACGGCAATCATAATTGCCATAAGCATTAAAATCTTTTTCATTTATAGTGACTTAACCGTGATGTCGAGGGCTGAAGGGTTGTTTTACATCAGATTTCCGTTGCTTTTATCGTGTAGACGAATTTTAAAAGACCATGAGGGTTGTATTGGATAAGTCTTACCGACACTGCGGTCTCATCAGCGAGGAAGGCAATAGCTTCTCCTGCAACGGTCTTCTGTATCTCAAGACTACCATCGGGGTTCAATATTTCTTTTGCCTTTTTCATGTCACTTGCAACAATCAGACCTGTTTCGCTAAGGATGCCTCTCTCAATAGCGTTCTTCAGTTCTTCGATACTGTTGTTATTGAAATTTTCCTTTGCAACAACCCGGTTGAATTTAATATTAGTTGTTATCATAAGATTGCTTTGACCGTGATAGCGAGGGCTGAATAATTAATCTGTTACTGCAATAAACTCAAATTCATCTTCAATCACATCATTCTTCCAATAAATAGCCTTAACTTCATTTAAGGTCTTATTCCAATCATCAACAGAGAAAATAAACTCTATGATTTCGTTATTTTTCTCCATTTCATCATTGATGTATGAGATAGACCATTCATTGCTATCTACTTCATTGATGCAAAACGCTTTCTCGCTTGCCTTGCTCAACTGTTCAAGGTCACTTGAAATAGTGAATGTCAAACTTTTCTTTTTTCCGATTATCGGAGAATTATCTTTGCGTTTAATTTTGATTTTCTTCATAATTGATGGCTTAACCGTGATGGCGAGGGCTAAATGATTTTTTATTAAGAGATTGTGCCATCGTGAGCAACAACAATATTTCTGCTTTTGATAATATCGTCTGTTAGTTGACAACCATCATAGAATCCGTTACCAACTCTTACTCTTTCGTCTCTTTCAATGAAGAAACGTTTATTTAGCTTTCCGTATTGCTTCTCTAACTTCTCGATAGATTTTTTCATTTTGCTTGAAATCTTCAAGCCATCTACCTCGAAAATTACTTCACTATTAAACTCTTTCATAACTTATTCGCTTATCCGTGCTGCGTAGGGCTGTTTGATATTTATATTATTTTCAAAAGATAACGCTATATTCGTCATTATATTGTGTGTAGGGCAGAAAAATTAATCTTTATTTCTGCCCATGGCGCAATCGAACAATGTGCCGATTAGCCAAATTGCTATTAAGAATGCCATAACTTTTTCCGTTTTATGAGTAAATACCAATCTTATGAAACTCCAACGTTGTGTGGTTATAAGGGTAACTACAATCCTCGAACATAACCCAATAACCCTGCTTGTCTAAAAATATCTGACCTATCGAGCTTATAAAGTCTTTTTGCTCGCCTGCCAATCTATTGTATATTACCTTAGTCAAGTTTTTATAAGGTTGATGTTGTTCGTCTATGATACGGAAAGAATATATATTCTTATCTCTTCCAGTAATCGTCAGTGTGGTTATTAAACCTTCAATCGTTCCGACTCTCTTGTACGTATCACCCTTACACACCAAAGACTCGCCATTATCAAACAATCGTCTTGCAAGAAATGTTGTTGTATTGTTACAAATAATATCCGACATAATTATTCCTCCTCTGTATTATTGTTGTTGTTATTCAGTTCCTTGTAATACTGCTGAATCTCCTCATCAGTCATACCTTTTTCTCGCATTACACGATAGTTGGCAGAACCACGTCTGAAATAAACCTGACTGCCATAGACTGAGCGTAGATTGTAATACGCACTTCTTACTAGTTCTTTGGTTAATACCTTGCCAGTGGACGAATAAACACCCATCTGCTGCAACATCATAGCTGCATCGGCAAAGTTAGGTGTAGTTAATTCTGTGAAGTCATTGGTACACTTCTTAACCACATTCCATATAGCTTTGTTGCAAGGTTTCTCAGCAGCCTCTTTCTTTCGCTTTTCCGATGCTGCCTTCTGTGCATTTGATAAGTCACATTTTCTAGGTCTGCCCAACTTCTTTACGACCTTACCAGACTTTGAGATAAACTCTCCGTCTTGTGCCAATTTCTGTTTGCGAACTTCCAATGCGCTCTGTGTTCGCTCTTGAATGAGTTCACGCTCCATCTGTGCCGAGAATGAAAAAGCGAACAACAACATTTCGTCAATCGCTTTCAGATGGCTGCAATCAAGGTCAATACCCATCTGAACGATAACCAAGCGCACGCCACGTGGTTTCAGTTCGTCATTTACAAACTTGTTGATGTCGCTCATAGAACGACCGATACGGCTGACCTCTGACACGATAAGTATATCACCTTTATCAAGCATCGGTAGCACTACCTTACCAAGGTTTCTATCCTTATAAGATACCTTACCAGATACTCCTTCCTCCTTCACTTCGTGAGTAGCTTTCAGATTGTGACAATTCAACCATTCGTTGATTGTTCTTTCTTGCTGCTCCAATGTCTGCTTTTCAGTAGAGACACGACTGTATATTATTACTTTCTGCTTTGGCTCATCATCATCATCGGTCATGTTTGCCTTTGCGTTGCAGCTTTTGTCGGAACGGCAAAGGTAGTGACCTTCTGCCATCATGCAATAAGGGCAATCCTTACAGCCGATGTTCACGATGTCGTATTTTACAGATGCGCCACCTTCATTCTTGATTTCTGTTGTCTTCATTTCTCCTATCTCCTATCCTATCTCTTATTACTTAAAACGTTACTTTCTTCTATTTATTATCCACGATAATAGAATGATACATGAAAATCGCTACTTTTACGCTCTCGGTCATTCTCAATCACCCCAAACATATAAGTATCAATCACGTAATCTACATCATTGTTCTTATCATGTTCAATTCTCTTCACCCATTCCTCAACAACATCAGGACACCAAGCATCGCCAAGGAATCTAACCAACAATTTGTTATCGGTTTCCTGTCGTACCAATACTGGCTCGTTTCCTACAAATCCAACCATTTCTGTATTGTCTTTGTTCCAAGAATATTGTCCATCATTGAACAAATCTCTTACCAACTCATCAAGACAAAGGTCTTTGTCATTAATAGGGCAATGAACCGCCTTATCAATACCATCGTCTGCCCACTGTTCCAATGCTATATGAATATCTTCAGGAACTCGGATAATGTCGCTTGTGTTTTCTCCCCACCATTCCTTCTGATAAACAAAGAAACGACCAATATTACCATTTGGGCATAACTTTGCACGGATAGACTTGAATATCTCCTCAGTCTTCTTGATGTAGAAACGTCTAGTAGATGGATTTCTATAGTTAGTCAGATACACCCAGCATCTAGTTTCTTGCTTTGAAATATCGCCAAGAATGTTTCTAAAACTACAACTATCACTACCAAAGTTACCTTTGAGGATAGTTCTCTTCAATACTCGCTTCTCTTCTTTTGTAAGTTTGGATAAGCAGTCTTCAATCTCTTTAGTCCACATGATATAATCTCCTATAATTAGTTTGTACGTTCAATTGTCTCAATGTACTGAATAGAGCCACAATCAATGTATTTGTGTGTGAGTACAACTTGACTGCTGCATCCAATAGTAAGTGTTCTATCCTTTGCGTTGCAGTGGAAGAATGTATCATCATTACCGAAATCAAAACCTATCTTCGTACCACCAACCAAGTTGATAGTTCCTCTAAATCCGTGGTCTTTGGCATCACCCAATACCGCTTTTACATAACCTGTATTCATATTCTTATCTCCTATAATTAATTGTTAAACACCTTCTCTAATAAAGATACGTATGATAGTATCACTATCAATGTAATCTCTGTTTCCGTTCTCAGAAAGTATTGTTATCAAATGCTTTTTTTCGTTATAAAGAACATCGGCAGTAAAATCAAACAACTTTGATTTACTAAAGTTTGCATGAGTTATCTGCCCATTAGAGAGTGAAATACCTGCAATGCAACCGCACTCCTTTGCATCATCTAAGATGTCTTTGATAATCTTAATCTCCATAGTCTTTAATATATTAATAAACATTACAATAAGCGTCATATATTGGCAATGATGTGAACTTGCGCAAATAAGATGCAATCTGTTTCACTCTCAGCATATTTACAAAGCTGCTCATAAATGAGTTCCAATTGATACAGATGTATTTATCTGTAATCTCTACCCATATATCTTCGTTGTCGATACATTTATATTTGAGATATAATGTATCAATCACTTCTTTGATAGTCTTTTTCTTCATAGTCTTACTTCAATTCTTGTTCTACAATATCGAAATTATCCCACGTCTCACCTTCGTTATCCGAGATGTGATAGAATGAGCCTGATACGCTGATTTGGAAATCGTCACAATCCAATGAATGCTTATAGCTTTCCAATGTGTTCAGACCTTTGTCTTCCATCGCTTTTCTAGCCTTGTCTCTGTTTGAGAATACTTCTGCATCAACCTCAACTGCCTCACCCAATCCATGTTGGTATGAAGTGATAACTACATATACTTTCATATCTTTACCCTTGAATTAATTTTTTAACTTCTTCGTAAGTTTCCTTTGTGATTATTTTGCGCCCCTCTGTACAACGTTTTGTTGTGTGGATGAGGGTAATCATGCAAGACGAATTGCTGTTAAAATCTTCGGTTGGTTCTACGCAAGCTATCTCGTTGATATTAATCAGCATCTTCGCTCTTGTTGTTACTTCAATAAATTTGCTCATAACTTAACCCTTTCTATCTCGTTTACTGCTGACTGAACCAAAAGACTTGAAACCTCGGTTGGCTCGTCTATAATATCAACAAAAGTGACCTCCTTCGTTTCGTTGTTCAGAAACTCCACATAGTCGGGATTTAGACGTTTATACACTATATATTCCACTCCGTTGATTTTTGTGGTAATGGTGTCATGGTCTTCTCTGAGATAGTCGCTTATCTCGTTGATTAGTCTCCAATACTCTTTCAAAGTTAAAATTTTCTTCATCATATTGCTAATATCTTAAAATCTTTTTAATTACTGCGGCTGCGAGAATATCGTTAGCGGTTATAGGTCTAGGCTCTGTTATGCTTTCTGCCCATGCCGCACCACCAAAACAATAATGTTCTCTTCTCCATTCCTCACAAAACTTCTCAGCCTCCCAGCGTGTAGGAAACTCCTTTTCTCTCATTTCTGAATGTGGTCTTCTTCCATATTCATAATGCACTATGTGATGTACTTTCATTTTCGTTCCTTTCTTTTAATTGATTAATGTTTGAAATTTGTTTCGATAAACATTATTTGATGAATATCCAAGACGATAGTATCTTTAAGAAATGAGTCGTTAATTATAAGTAGCTCATTCGTTCCGTCTACTCTATACTTGCAGTTATTGAAGTCTATATGAAAACGGACATCAGGGATTGCAATATGAATTACCTTACTTTCTGCTTTGGCTACCTTGATAGCCTTTCTTAATTGATTTACGTTCATTTTATGATGTATTATATAAGTTTGTATATGTTATTATTTCACTCATTCTTTTGCTCCGTGGAGGTGGCAAAGGTAGTGTATGTACTACTTTGCCAACACCACATAAGCAATCGCCTACAGACGCATTAAACGGCTTGTTTGCTGCAATATCCAACCGTATATTGTTCTGTGGAATATCCAAGCATACCGGAACATATATAGAGATAGACACAACCTTTGCGGTTGATGCCGTTTCTTTGCGTTCTGAGACGTTTTCATTTGTAGGTGGTGTAATTGTCCGCTCGGTGCATTTCTCGCTCGCTTGATGCTCATTTGGTACGCTATCCAATGTATCATCAGGTACGGCTGCAATCTCTTCTTTGCTTGATACCAATGATTTCTTTTGCGCATCCTTGAATAGCTTTTCCAATTTAACGCCATCCTTAAAGAAGAAGGCACACCCACGATAGGTATTACTTTTTGTTCGCTTATCATCGGGCATGAACTCTTTGCAGAATCCAGACAAAGTGAATAGTTCGCCACAAAATGATACCTTATTGTCTTCTGCTACAATAACCTCTGTGCCATCAATGAAGGTAAGTGCATCGCCTACATTTACACCGATAGCATCAAAGCTAAACTTATTGCTAGGCTTATCCAATGGCACTACCTTTGCAGGTGCATTCGTTTGCTCTGTTTGCTCGTTTTCCTCTTCTGTAGCGCACTCTTTTTTCTCAGTTGTAACATTATCCACCTTTGTGGGGATAACGTCTTCTGTAGGCTTATTTGCACGCTCTTCCAATACGTCAATATCGAAAGGTACGTATCTAGTATCTATAGAATAACCTCTATCCTCATATACGGCTGGCATAAGCAAATAGATATTACCAAGACTATTTGTTGCAACTGCTGTATGAGAAGAAGACATACCGAGATATAAGGTATCAACACTATCAAAAGCAACAATAGACTTAATCATAAATGATACAATTTCAAAGGTATGCTGCAATTTGTTTTCGATAGCCAATTCACGCTTGCAATCATCATAAGATAAGGTAATCTTACTTTCTCCAGATAAGCCGTGCAAACTAATAGTATTTGCACCATCTTTCTTTGCAACCTTACAGAATTTCTTTATCTCATTCCAAGCGTTTTTATCAAAGTGCAAAGCGAGTTCATTTGATACCTTTGGGAAAACACTCTTCCAATTTGGGTATCTGCCAATGTAGCCGATATTAGAAGTAATACCATCAAACTCTAATTTATTGCGCTCATTACCATCCACACTTTCCTTTGTGGCTGTAACATTATAGATTTCTCCTTTCTTCATTTTCTTGCACATCAAAGCAAATTTCTTTGGGCAAATATAGAAGTTAGATAAATCTCCCGAATATTCCAATACCTTTGTCGGAAAAGAAAGCAATTTGTGCCCATCGCTTGCAACCAAACAATTGTTAGCTGCATCCAATATGATATAGTTCATAACAGGGCGCAACTCATCATCGGCAACAAATTTGCAAAGCTCGCTCATTCCTTTGCTTACTTCAAAGGTAGCCTTTCCCAATAATTCGCCCGATTCTTCAAATACAAATTGTTTTGCATTTCTGCCAACACTCGCTAGCTTTTCAAAGACTGAAACAAAATAGAAGATATTCTTCAAAGGAAAACTGCAAGTATATGTACCAACACTAACAGTTATTTTTTCGTCTTCATTTTGCTCATTGCTAAAATTGAACTCCTTATTTAACATATTAGCAATCTCGCTTGCAGTATATGAGCCGTAATCGGCTACCTTTGCCATTTTCTCCCATACTGCAAAGGCTATCTCATACAACTTGTTTAAGATAGCCAAATTCATTTCTTTGTCACTCATATATCCAATTTTAAAAGTTACACATTTAATGGCTCTAAGATTGATATACAATCATTCCCGATTTGATGATGTTGCTTGTACCATACCAATGTATCAATAACTCGCTTATCATCTACGATATTCTTTCCAGAGTGAAGGGTATTATCTGTAATACTCTCACCAACTTCAAAAAGACTACCTACTGCAATATGGTTATTAATGCAGGCTATTTGATTCTGTGGCATATTTGCCAAAGTTACAATATACTTTTTCATTCTCTTTTCTCCTATCTTTTTTGTTTATTATACTTGTTTCATATTACAGAGAACAAATGTATTATTGCAGCCGAAAATAATGCTTTTGTACGCTGTTATTCGGATGCTTGCATCCAATGAGGTTACACCTTTATTTCTTTCCTTTGCCCAATCTATATATTCAGGCAAATTTGCTTTAATAACCTTTGCACTCTTATTTATAGCCTTAATCTTTTCTACCTTATCAGCCAAGGCGCAAAGATACTTTATTTGCTTATCTGTTGCTAACATGATTATTTTCTCCTATCTTTATATTAAACTTGTGCCGTGCCAAATCTCGCTTTTGGAGGTAGTCTCTAACTACTCACGGCTATAGTAACTTTTAAGCAATATTTTGTGGTGCAAACTGAATCGAACAGTCTAGAGATACCGACTATCTTTGCACCTATCCAATATGTTTTATGATATTGTTTTTTTGCCGTAATAACGCAAATTAAGCATTTCCTTTTGGCTAGTAAGTTTGCAGCCACACAATTTATTATTTGTGCTGTAGTCTGCACCAAGCGCACGCAAACGGCTGCTAGTTGTAGCCGTATTAAAACCACCATCGGAAAAATACACCTTGCCACGTACTTTTGCATATATATATGTATCATACAAGCGTACAAATACATTTGCACCCTTAATAATTACTTCTGTATTACTTTCTCTGTAGTTAACTTTATTATTTATAGCGTTAACCATTCTTTGCTCTATCTTTCTCATTTTACTTGCGTTTTAAAAGGTTATTTACTCTTTTACGTACTTATTCCAATTGCGCCCTACAATAATGCCTAATACGTAACTAATGATGCTAAAAACGAAAGGTATTGTTATATCCATATCCAATTAATCTTTAATGTTACCAATTTCCAGAGTTAATGATGTAGTATTTAAAGAGGTTAGTCTATCAACCTTTGCAGTAACTTTCAATACTACCGTATTACTAGAATTTTCAAGCACGCAAAAAGAGTTTATAAATCCTTTCTCTACCATTTTTGTATGCTTTTCAAGCAAACTACCCAAGCCGATATTTGCTTTTTTAGCCTCAACTTCAAAAGTAAATACATCGTTGAAGTACATTATATTACGATAATTTGTACTTATCCATTTTGTATTTGTGTTCATATCTTATATTATTTGTACCTTTGCACCCACAAATAAGCGAGTGCAAAGGTTATTGTTAGTTACTTTGTTTACTATCTCATTAATTTTGTTTGCTGTATCAATCAAAGAATAAGATTGACCGACAAAACCGCCTCCGTACCAATTGGCACGATAAACAGAAAAGCCCAAATCATTTGCACGCTTTTTGGCAATTGCATACAATTGATTTTGGCTCAAATTGTCGTTTCTCATTTCTTCTTCAGTAGTAAAAGCGAGAAAATGCACTACATATCGGGGATTCCCGTTTATATCATTATTCACACGACAAAAGCCAATACCATTCACCACCTTATAACTATTTCTATAGCTTTCAATTTCTTTATTTGTCATATATAGCCCTCCAATTAGTTTAAGTTATTTCTTTTCTCCTAATTCTCTTTTTGCCAATTCGTTTGTAGTTTCCCATTCCACATAGTCCCAACTTGTGCCGAAATGGTCAACGCAAAGGATATACTTATCCAAAAGGTCTGAATAAGTGAAAAGCAAGCCAAATGTCTTTTCCAGATACTCTACATCGTCATAGGTGCAATCTGTAATAAACCACTGATAAATGTCTTTTTGTGTGCCGTCTTCTTCATCGAACAGTTCAAAGCGCATATTATCATAAATAGATGGGTCTATCTCTGTAATATTGTTGCAGAGGATAAGCGCATTATTACACCAATTTACAGCTACAGAATAATTTGTTTTATAAGTCTTCATACCTAAAATATTTAAAAGTTACTAATTAATTTTGCTAATTCGGAAAAAACTAATAACTTTGCAGCCGTCTTAAGTAAGCAAGTTATTTCGATTTTTCGATTTAATTTGATTCGGAGGGTGTGTCATAAGTCTATGGCGCACCCTCTTTTATGTTATTTATTGTATAATCCTAGAAGTATCGTAGCCTATTCC